CTAATAGTTAATGCTTGACCTTCTAAGTTATCAAACAATATTTTTTTACTTAGAGGTACTTTAACTAGCTCGTCAATTTTACGTTGTAGTGGTCTTGCACCCATCTTGTCATCATAGCCAACATCAGCAATATGATTAACCAATGATTCATCAAATGATAGTGTAATGTTCTTTTCTTTAGTTGACTCTTTGAGTTCTTCTAAGAACTTAACAACAATTTTCTTAATAGCCAATGTATCAAGTTTGTCAAACTTACATATCATGTCAATACGATTACGCAGTTCAGGTTTAAAGAATTCCTTAACTGCTTTATCATCCTCACCGGTTTTGACTTGATCACCAAAGCCTACTTTAAGACTATCACTTGCTTGTGAACCCAAGTTTGATGTTAGGATAATAATACAGTTCTTAACTTTAACTTCTTTGCCGTTTTGTCCAGTAACACGTCCTTCGTCTAACATCTGTAGTAGAACGTTTGAAATGTCTGGGTGTGCTTTTTCAATTTCGTCAAACAAGATAATTGAATATGGATTCTTAGTCAAGTCTGAAATAAGTTTACCGCCACCTACATTGCCATCTTCAAAGCCTACATAGCCCGGAGGAGCACCAATTAAACTTGATAAACTGTGTCGTTCTTGGAACTCTGACATGTCATATTTTAGTAATGGCATATCTAAGTTAGAACTTAATAGTCTTGCTAGTTCTGTTTTACCAGTACCAGTTGGTCCTAAGAATAAGAAACTTGCCATTGGCTTCTTGTCTGAATTAATACCAGCAAAACTAACATATAGTTTATCTAACACTTGATCAACAACAGTTTCTTGGCCAAACAGTTTGTTTTTAACATTAAAGTCTAGTGACTTAACTTGTTTGTTTTGTTCGTTTTTAAGTCTGTCTAAAGGTATTTTAGCAATCTTAGCAACTTGTTCTAAGATTCTATTTTTATCAATTAACGCACCAGTAGAACCTTTTGCACGAGCTTTAGCACAGGCCGCATCAATTAGGTCAATTGACTTGTCTGGATTCTTACGATCGTGTATGTATCTGTCTGACATTTTAACTGCTGTATCAATAGCAGTTTGATCAACTTTAACATTGTGGAATGTTTCTAAACGATTACCTACGCCACGCAGGATTTTAAGTGTTGACGCTGTGTCTGGTTCATCAATGGCAACACGATAGAAACGTCTCATTAAAGCACGTTCTTTTTCGAATGACTCGTAGTAGTCTTCCCAAGTAGTTGAAGCAACAACTTTTAACATACCTCTTGAAATAGCAGGTTTAATCATATTACTAAAATCTACTGAACTTTGTCCACCTGAACCTGCACCTTTCATTTGGTGTGCTTCGTCAATAAACAATACACAGTTTTCTTTTGCTTCTAGTGCTTCAATAACTTCTTTAACTTTTTCTTCAAACTCACCTCTGTACTTTGACCCAGCAAGTAGTGAACCCATTTCCAATGAGTATACTTCGTGATCTTGTAAGAACTCAGGAACATTGTTGTTGTTAATCTGTAGAGCAAGTCCCTCGGCAATAGCAGTTTTACCTACACCTGGATCGCCAACTAACAACACGTTTGCTTTAAACTTCTTGGCCAATACATGAATGATATCTTCTAGTTCTTTTGAACGACCAATAACAGGTTCGATCTTATCATCTTTAGCAAGTTGAGTAAGGTTAATACAATGTTCTTCAAGTAAAGCATTTGCTTCTTTTTCACTCATCTTAGGAGTAACATCATTGTGATAGTTTTTACTCCAGAATTCAACAAATTCAACTTTGTTAATACCATACTTGAGTAAGAAGTAGTGAGCATGACTATGAGTTTCACTCATAATTGCTAGGTATAAGTCAATAGTGCTTACGCTTTTACGTCCAGAGAATAAGACCTGTGTACCAGCACGATTAAATACACGCTCTAGACCATTTGTTCTTTTAGGTGTTGCTTTGCTTTTAGTTTCAATACTGACAATAGACTTTAACCAGTCAAGCATTTCTTTTTCTAAATTAGCAACATCACAACCATAATCTTTAAGTAGATCATTAAATGGTTTAAATTGAATCAGTGCTAAAGATAGATGTTCAACAGTAACATACTTATGATGTAACTGTTTTGCTAACTTAACAGCATTATCAACTATTTGTTCAATTTCTGGATTATTCTGCATTTTATTCCTTGCTTTTTATTTTGCGTATTTATCGACCTAATTTTTGCCTTAATGTTTGTATAATATCATCGGATATATCTTCAGGCATAACTGTGTTAAGTTTAACATAAAGATCACCCTGCTGTCTATCGTTTTGAATGCCTTGTCCTTTCAAACGCAGTCTAGCATTTGGTCTTGTTTTAGGCGGTACTCTGACCATTAGTTCATCGCCGTCTATGTGTCTAACTGGCACATGTGTTCCTAAGATCAAGTCCCAAAAGTCTACATCAACCACAGTCTGTAGATCTATTTTGCTGATACGCTGAAAACGTTTGTGTGGGTGTACTCTAAATATAATATTTAGATCTTGTCCGCCCGGTGCTAATTTTGGATATCTTATAGTACTACCATCCATAACGCCCTTGGGTATTTGTATTTTAACAGCGTCTACATTGTTCCTAGACTGTACACTGACTAAACGTTCACCACCATGATAAACATCTTCTAGTGATATCCATAAACTCATTTGTACTACTGTTTGGCGAGGTTGTCTAGGATCGCCTCTATGGAAATTAAAGAACTCACTAAAGATGTCTTCCATATTATCGCCACTGCGCCATTGGAATCCACCTGGCGAAGTATGATAATCTCCTGCGAACTTATCAGGATTAGTTATACGTTCGTACGCTTCACTTACTTCTTTAAATTTAGTCTCATCACCACCTCGGTCAGGATGGTGCTTCATAGCCTGTTTCTTATAGGCTTTTTTAATTTCAGCGTCGCTGGCGTCTCTGCTAACGCCTAATACTTCATACGGATTCATACTTTACAGTATATAAGAAAAAAGGTAGATAGTCAATACCTACCTTTTATTTTGGATTACTTTTTAAGACCAAGTAACTTGAGAATACCACGGATAGTTTTAACAACCATTTTGTCCCATAGCATCTGTTTCATTGAGAATTTTTTCATGCCCATTATAATACACACCCTGCGGCAATAATAATGTTATCTAACATTTCGTTTGCCTTAGAACGAACTGCTAGGTCATCAGCGGCATCACTAATTGCTTTTGAGTGTTTTAAGTCACCCATAAGTTCTTTGTATTCGTCCTCTGATATTTCCTTGTTTTCAAACATAGCAGTGTAGTTCTCTGCTTCTTTAGCCCAGTCTGCTAGTTCTGTGTGGTTGTTACCTACCCACTCTTGTAATTCTTTCATTGCGTCCATTGTTCTCTTCTCCTTTGCTAATTCTTTTAGAACAGTAAATCCACTTTCAAAAAAGTTTGCCATTATCTAGGTTTAGCACCTACTACGTTTGTGATAATGGTTGCGTTCTTTTCAATAAGTCCAAATTTAGAAGTACAATAACCCATACTAACTTCTTTCTTATCAATGTTGTAACGATTGTCTAAGCCCCTAACAATTTCTAATAGTTCGCTTGACATTGTTATAGTTTCTTCGTTGTTTGGTATTGACTCTGAATAGTTTTTAAGTGCTAGACTGTCACCCCATAGTTTTGATACTTCAGCATTTACTTCTGGTGTGCCACACTTACGAGCACCTAGGTTAGCCTGTGTTCTAACTTGAACTGCTAACAGGTATTCGTTGTTGTCAAAACGAGCCATGTCAAAGTAGTCAATGACTCCATTAATTGTAGCACAGCCTGACATTGTCATAACTGCTAGAAATAATACTAATAGTCTTTTCATTCTTCGTCTCCTAGCATACAGATTGGAATAGGTTCCATCTTGTGTCTTGCTTTCTTTTGTATTGCTAAAAATTTAATTAAGTTTTGTTTCTTCTTACCGTCTGGGGGTGTCTCTCCGGATTCAGCATACTTCATGGCCTCTTCTAACTCTGGATATGTCATACCTAGTTGATCTTCATCATTACGTGCATCGTCCCATAACCCATCTGTAGGCTCCGCATTGATAATGTCTTCACTGACACCTAACTCTCTACCCATGTCCCATACTTCTGTTTTTAAACAGTCAGCAATAGGACTAATGTCAACACCACCATCACCGTACTTGGTATAAAAGCCTACACCAAAGTCTTCTACTCGATTACCTGTGCCTACAACAATACCATTCTTTTCTGATGCCATTTGATATAAAGTTAACATACGTAAACGACTACGACTGTTAGCAAGTCCTAGTCCATTGTCTGTTGTCCATAACTTCTCAAATGTTTCAAATGTTTCTGTTAGGTCAATAGTTTCCCAATGTACATTAGGAAAGCGTTCTATTAACTTAATACAGTGATCAATCGAACGATCATGTTGATCTTGTCGCTGTCTGATAGGCATTGATAATACATAAGTTTGTATACCAGTCATTGCACATAAGGTGCTAACCACTGCTGAATCAATACCACCACTTACTCCTACTACCAAACTTTCTATCTTGTGTTTATCAGCATAGTCTTTGATCCATAACGAGATCTTTTCTATTCTGTCTTTGGTGTTCATTTATTCAAGGTCTTTAATAATTGTTTAATAAGTTTATCTTTTGCGAGTCTGCGATCTAGTTCAATGCCATGATCACGACCAATCTTTTCTAGTGCTACTTTTGTTTTACGTTCTAAATCTGCTTTAGTCCATA